AAATCAGGATAAACAGCCATGCAATCGTTGAGTACATCGTACCGATCATAATTGAAGCCCGCGCCCGTATGTAGCGCTTACCGTGTAGTGTCTTCTTCATAAATACCATCTTCTTTCTGCAATTGCTCAATCATATTTATTTGTTCTAATTTGGCATAAGGCATTTCATACTCTTCTATCGCGCTGGTATCATAAACAATATAAATAATATCGCCAGGTTTAGCCATTTTCATAGCCTCACCTATACTTGCGCATTCAGTTTGTAGGTCTGGATAATACACTTTCATTGATTCACCGTGTAGTATTGCGGCGCGTTTTCACCCAGCGCGATTTTATTCATTTTTCTTCTTCCTAACGCCGCGATTATTGCCAATCAAGGACGCTGACATCCTAGCTCTGGTTTCGGCTGATTTAGGCTTACCTTTGCCCCCTAGCGAAATCTTGGCTTTTGTTTCTTCCGATAATTTATAATTAGGTGGTAACCCCCTTACGGGTTCTTCTCCTTTGGCGCTTTTTGTACGATGATAAATCGCATGAGCTTCAGATGTTTTAATGCCATATTTCTTTCCGATTTCGGGAAATGTACTGCCACTATCACGCATTAAAACAATCCCTTCGTTGCGCTCTTTTATACCTGGTTTTTTTTCCTGCCAATAAGCAGCGGTTGATTCCGACATTTTTCTTCTTGTTTCTTCAGTATGTTTGCGCCCTAACCATATTTGATTTCCCTATTGATTGAAGAACCAATATATAATTTCTCGTTTTTTGTATTTCTTATTCCATAAATACCTGATACAATCTTAGACATTGAAGCACCTCCACGTGCTTTAATCATATGCCCGAACGTCGCAAGCGTTGCGGGCATGTTCATTATACCATTATTGGTTAATCTGATAATATTGTTCAGCATCATTGCCAATTACCTTAATCAAACTAAGCTCTATGACTTGGCGATTAAATACAGGGTCGATATGTTCACCCACGAATTCGCGCAGTGATGTTCCAGCCTGGAATGCTCGCCACTTGGCAGGACTGTTCACAAACGACGCCTGCTGTCTCTGGCGTTCAGGAGAGAGCGAATTGAACCACTCTTCACCAGTGGCAAATGGCAAAAATTGCCGATTCCCTGGCTTGCTGTCAGCTTGCATAAACGCGGGTCCATCCGGGTTACCAATTGTAATGTACTCAGAACTGCACAATCCTCCAAAATGGTCGTCTACGCGCTCGCCAGGTTCTAAGCGTGTCCCATGTAATGCAATACAGCTTAAACAGGTTCTATCCTGCAAAGCACTAACTCGAATAGAACCAAGAATATATTGCCCGTTCACAAGTTCCATCGCAGCGCTCGCATCCCGATAACTCGTAACTTGCAAGGTCCTGGTCAACGTCTCCGCTGCCCGTACTGGCATGTTTTGCGCCAAGTGTCGCAACTGTGATGCGGTGTACTTAGGCCCCCAACCTTCCTGTATGCCTTTGAGAATAGTTTCTCGTGTCAGCGCCGCGTAACCTTCCCCCCAGCCTTCCATTCGCTCTATCCATGATTCGCTCTCTACGTAGTTTGTAGCGAAGTCCAGCACAGTCGGTACGTTCCATATCACCCCGGCGCGTTTCGTCTGCGCAATGTAAATTGCCAGTCCTGCCGGTGATAGCGGATCTCCCCCACTCTCCGTAATCTGACGGGTAACATCCAAAAACACCTTAGCAGTCACGGCGGAGATAGCCAACGTCTGCCCGCTCGCCTGGATGTCATTGTCGCTGCCGGTGATCAGCGTTTGAGATGCGACGAAGGCGCGTTCATAGTCATTCAATGCTTTTTGTAAGGCGGCATTGTCTGCATTCATCCGCGCGTCATCTTTTATCAATCTGTCCGCTTCTTCATCCAACTCCCTGAGAGAGCGCTGTAACTGCGAGCCAGGCGCGTTCGTGATCGCCTTGATCTGCGCAAGCATTCGCCCCGCCGTCTTGGTGTAAGAGCGATCGAGGGCAATGTTAGTTCGTTCGGTGATGGAGAGTGGATTAGGCATTATCAAATAGTCTTTTTATTTTATATGCCAGGATCGTATAAAAAATTATTGCGCCAATGATTTGAAAGCCCCACAAAAAAAGCATTATTGGAATTTTATACGGATTGTTTTCCGGCACAGTGCCTCTTATTATTAAAATTAATATTGCAATAAAAATAATACCCACTGTGCCAATTGTATTTGCTAATTGAATTTTCAGAATTCTCATTTCAAACTCTTTCTGCTAGTCACCTTCTTTTATCCGTCAGTAATCAAAACAAACTTTCCGCTTCTATCTTCCTTGATTTTGAATTGATAATCTTTGATAGTTTGATATTGCAAATCATACTCGATGTACACAGGCAAATCACCGTTTTTGTCTTTTATTTGTTCGAGCCGAGAAATAACTTCGGATATTTTCTGTTGTTGAATTGCCATTTCAAATCCTTTCTACCATTAGCGCCCATTCGGTAGGATCGAAACCGTCGTTTACCACCAATGTAAATGATGGGGCGGCCGTGTTTCGTTCTTTCCCTCTATGCACCGCCAACCAGTTACAAATCTCTTGCCCATATCTTTCCAGCGCGGGGCTAACGACAAGATGTGTTGGAACCGCTTTTTCCAGAGTCATAAATTGCCGCGTCAATATATCTACATTATCAAGATATAATGGTGCGGTTTCTTCGGCAATCTTGCTTTTTAGTTTCAGAAAGCGATTACTCATTTCTCAAATCCTTTCTACACTCGATTACCAGCCAACAGCCCGCCGGATACCAACGCGCCAAAATTAAAACTGCCCTGCATCTTGGCGCTCTCGATTTCCGCGTTGATGTCATCCTGTGACATGCCAAGTAGAACGCCAATGCGCTTGATATAGAACTCATCAGCGAATAGCCCCGGTGATTTCTCACGAAGCGTTACCAGCGTCGTTATCCGTGCGTTGACGTCCAACAGCTCCGGTGATTTCCAGATGACATTGACCGTACTAAATGCCGGCGCGTTCTCACCTTCGAATGTGTTCTGGATTTCAGCAGTCAGCGTTATCAACTCTTTGACTGCATCCGTGTTCTGATGCTGGAACCGCTCTACCTTGCCGAGCAAGCCAATTTCTAACTGCTTCAATGCTTCGCCTGATAAGTTGCCATCAGCCGTGACACCATAAATTGGCGTCTGGGTGGACTGGCTGATTTGTTGTACCATCTTGTCAATCAAGTTGGTGTACTGGCTGATGTCGGTGGCTTCAAATTGGCCGACTTTGCAGGCGTCCAAGAACGCTACTTGAAGTTCGGTGATGCTATTTAATGTCGTTTCATCAAATGGGGAGAGATTTACCACCGCTCCCGGCGTGATCTTGTCAACTGGAATAGTCATACCCAGGGACCACTTGATACCAAAGGCGGACATTTCAGACGCCATCACCGTACTGTGCAAAATTCGGTTGAGCACCCGCTGTAATGGAATAGCCGGTCTCAATTCGCTTTCGCCATAACTGGTATAGTTGTCTTTTTGGTTGATATAGGAAATAATAGGGAGTTTTCTAGATTCCAACGGCCAGGGCTTTTCGTTAGACATTTCTATTTCATCTGGTATTGCTTCATCTTCACCAACTACCCTGCCTACCGGCACGACATTATCTGGCTTGACTTCCTGCCCGCTTTCATCCCCGACCCAATAACTGATCCTATCCGGCTGGTACACTACCAATTTGATAATAGCGTGGCTCACATCTACAGCGGCAATATCTTGCATATCCGCTTCGCTCCACAATTTGCAGGCCCACATCGGTTTTCGGCTCATGTCATCGAAGATAACGACCATCCCGCCAAATCCATCGTAAGCAGGCTCAGATGTCCAGCTTGCGGTATCCGGATCTACCATCACATAAGAGTCGCCGTCTCTGCCTGCCGCCCGCCACCACTCGCTTTGTAATGCGTCAAAGTCGTTGCGTGCCAAAATGTCAGCAAGCCATTCCTTCGCTGCGTCTGTGTCTACGGTGATATTAGAGACATGTATACGCCCAGCCATTTTATCGATAATGACCCGGCAATAGTTATCGTTGAATTCGGTGATGTTGGCGTCGTTCGTTTTGATACGCAACATCTTGCGCATTTCATTGGTTATGTCCGCTTCGTGATCTCCCCGCTCATAAGCCCGATACAGCGCCGCCCGCGCCCCACGCTGAATAATAGCCTGCTTCCACGAGTTGCGCGCATCGATGGATGCGGCAAGCGCCGGATCGGTATGCTCGAGAGCACTGACAATTAAGCCGCTGTTATCAGTAGACATCATTTACCACCTTTGGAGCCAAAAGTAAGTCTCATTTCTTTACCACAATCATCACACTTGAAAATATATTCGTCAGAAGATTTCATTTCAACAAAAGTAAAGTTTGTGCAGATAATATGTGGATTGAAAACAAATTCGCCGGTATATTCGCCCAAACTTGCAACTTCTTTGATAAAATCCCCGTTCTCGTTTTGAATTTGAAAAGTACCTGCATGATGCTTTGCCATAATAACTCCTATCGAAATATGTCAATTGTTTTATATCTATCGTCACGGTCGCTTTTGTACATAACTTGTATCTCTTGCGCTGGCAAATTCCATTCTAATGACCGCAAAAAATCAATAAATGCGTCAATGTCAAAATGATTGAAACCAGCACAATACATAACTCCCGTAACGGTTGTTGTTTCTGCCAGATTTGGACCAAACCCATAACGTTGCTTGCCGACAGTTGTTATCCATTGGTTTATTTCGTCAATCCTGTCATACAGCACGCTGTGTACAAGAATTACGTTTGTATATGAGCTCATCTCAAAACCTATCGAAACCCTGGCCGGGCTTCTTGTTCCTGTTTGCCGCGAATGTAATTCGTCACGGTTGCGTTTGTATTGATTTCCACTACAATCATATCATCTTCGTAAGCGTAACGAGTGCCGTCTATTAGGTGATTGTTTGCATCCACTGGAACCGGACGACCGTTACGCAAAATAAGTTTACCGTCCGGCCCTTCTTTCCACTTCGCCTGCCTGACTTCATTCTGTGTGTGAATACATTTCTTGTGAATTACCATTTTTTGTGTCTGCAACCATTTCAATCCAAATGTCACAGAATCCGCGCCCTTTTTAGCCGGAGTTGCCATTACTCCCAGGCTTCTGAGCTTTGAAATAGATTTAGGCTCCGCGCTGTCGCACCTGATAGTACTTTTTCCAATCATGCGTAATATTTCATCGGCAAGCTCTTCGTCTGATGTCTCACTCTCATAAAATTCATCGTAAAAATAAATCGTGGATTTCTTTTTGTCGTAGTGCGTAACCGGCACCGCCGCAGGGCTATCGGCAAAGCCGAAGTCACAACCCGCGCGCAAATTGGTGCGCTGCGCGTCTGGTAGATAATATTCGCTCTGCGGGTCATCCAGGTCAGCTATTACCCAATTGGTAAAAATAACATTACCCAATACCCCGAACTTTCCCCACGTATAGACGTCACTATAATATTTATCATCTTCGTTGAGCAAGTCCTGCTTGTCTTGCTCAGTCAAAAATAAATTATGCTCGAACCATGTCCGTAAAATAGTAAGCGAACCATCAGGCGCGCGATATTCTGTGTCATTCTCATCCCAGCCGATAGGAGCAAAATATTCTGAGAACAGCCAGTGGTCCAATAAAATAGGATTAAACAATAAAGTAATGTGCTTCGGTGTTTCTTCGTCTCCACCGCGCTGCCGTTTCCTCAATTGTTTTATTGTTTTGCGGTCACACTCCGTTGCCTCTTCGATCACCACATCTGTAATAGCACCTTTCAGCGGCGTGATGGATTTGATTTTCTCGACATCATCGAGCCCTGCAAAAAAGATTTGATACCCATTAACACACGTGATCGTCATTTCAGACTTATTGATTGTGAATAAGTCCCTTACCCCAAAATCAATAATAGTGCGCTCTATTTGATTGAATACAGAATGACGAATCGTACGGCCAACAGCACGACAAATCAAATAGTTACGCCCCCCGCGCATCAAATCAATAACGGTTCTTTGTCCTATGACAAAGTACGATTTCCCCGACGACGCACCGCCAAAGAAGATCTGCACACGCGCCTGCTCATCCAGGTACGGTATGTACGCCGGATTGAATATCTGCGGGTCAATCATGACCTGAATGTCATTCGTCTTTGTCGCTACCATTGCCTATCGTTACGTGAATAGTTGTATTTGGTGGTAAGTTCAAATCTTTGTACTTTCCATACACGC